ATAAGTTTTTGTTAACAAAAACGTTGAGTATATGGTTCTGACTGCCTAATCTTAAATATCATAAGAGTCGCAATTTGCGTTTCGGCTTCGCCGAAACGAACAGTTAGTTGCTGTAGGAATATACAGCGCTTTGATACTTGCTAACAGCCAATAACGTTAATAGCGTCACTGATAAGCTGTGCATTTGAGGGCGCTGTTCGAATGTTCACAATAAATCAGAAGGGCTTGGCTGTTAATCCTCATTGATAGTTATTGGCGCTTAGGTCGGCTTGGCGCTTGGCGTTATTGGTTGGGGTACCGTGGGGGGTAAAAAGTAACCCCCGGCCCTCTTTCATGTCATGCGGCCCCCTCGCAAGCAAAGCCAATTTTCTACAAGGTTTCCGGTCCCGCCGAAAGGTAGGGGCTTTTTTTAATGCCTCAATCGACAGCACCAACAATTAAGCTCTACGGGTTACACGATGGGCAGCAGCAAGTTCTCAGGGAAGCCAAACAACACAACGTATTGGTATGCGGTCGAAGGTGGCGTAAGACGACCCTCTGCCAGAATATTGCCGTTCAGGATGCGATACAGGGCAAGACAATCGTTTGGGGTAGTCCGACGAACTTTCAAGCCAAGTATGTTTTAGACCAGACCGAAAAGCGGCTCAATGGTTACGGCGAAATAAATCACACCGATAAGATAATCCGATTTCCTTCGGGCGGTGAAATCTATTTCAAAGGCTTAGAGGAATACAACAACATCCGAACGATGGGCGTTGACGGCATCATTGTTGACGAAGCAGCCTTTTGCGCCGAAGAAGCATTTAATGATGTCCTAGAGCCGATGATTTCAGACCGGGGCGGATACAGTTGGCTTATATCTACGCCTAACGGAATGAATTGGTTTTATGACGCCTACAAGAACGCTCTGAGCCAGCCAGACCATGCCGCCTGGAATGCTCCGCTTATTGGTTGCGAAGTCACCGAAAACGGCTTAATAAGAAAACGACACGAGCTAGAAAGATTCGAAGACCAGTACGTCAATTTCGAGTTTATGAAGCGGAAATTCAATTCGAAGCCGCTCAATTCGTTCCGGGCAGAATACCTAGCGGAGTTCATTATAAATTCCGGCTCAGTGCTGGTCAATGTTTCCGATGCCGTTGACAAAGGCCGTGAATTGCCCGAAGAACCGAAACGTGACCGAAGTTATATTTTGGGCGTGGACCTCGGAAGGTTCAACGATTATTCCGTGCTCACAGTTTTGGAATCCGAAACGAACGGCAAATCTCGACAGGTCTATCTACAGCGGATGCAATGTACGGATTGGGAAACACAGAAGCAGCACATCATCCGAACGGCTATCCGATACAACGCAACAATTATTATCGACTCTTCCGGCGCTGGGCAAGCACCATATGAGGATTTATCCCGACGTTGCAAGATGCCGGTTATCGGCCATACATTCAGCAACACATTCAAGCTAAAAATGATTGGTCGATTGCAACTCTCTTTTGAGAAGCGCCGCCTTCGACTCATGGATAACACCATTCAAGAAAAGGAACTGTTGGCTTACGAGTACGACCGGACCCCGAAGGGCGCTATCACTATGGGCGCTCCGAAGAATAAGCACGATGATATTGTCAATGCGCTGGCGCTTGCGAATTACCACGTGTTCAAACGACAGAGTGAGCCGATTCGAACAGAGAACAACCCGTTCTATGAAAACGCCTTTTGCGGCGTGTAGGTTCATATGCACTAATGGCAATACAATCCACAAATAACCAAGGCGCTTCACTCTATACACGCCAAGAAGACGTGCTGGCGATGAAAGCCGCTCTGGAGTCAAGCGCCTATTACCACGGCGTCGAATACGGGCGCTATGGAATCACAAAAGCGAATTGGTTTAAGAACGAACCGCTTCCTGCATCCGGCCAGCTCACGAAGGCAATTATTACCGACGTGCTTAGCTTTCTTTACCAGGGCGGCAATCCTGTTTTCAGCGTACCAAACTCGCCAAGCGCCAATGCTGCTCTCGCCAAGATTATTGTTCAGAACAAGCTCGATGCGAAGTGGCAAGCCATATCGACCGACCTGGCTATACACGGAACGATGGCGGTCAAATTCAGCTATGACCCGAAACGTGTAAGGAACCGGGTCCAGATTGAGTTCTTACCGGCCCCTGAGCGTGTGCGGTTCTACTACGACCCGGCCAATGTCGATAACGTCCTTGGCTGTCGCATCCAGACGCCTAAGCGGGACATGACGAACGGCAAGCTGTACCTAGAGCGTGAGGATTGGACAGACAATGAGTGGATTACCTATGAGCCGATTGAGATTGGCGATGCGACTTGCGGCAGCTTGTTAGAAGCGCCCGGATACACGGATTATTTTGGCGACGATAAGCAGTGGACAGAGAAACCCAACGAGTTCAACGGCGTAAATCCTTTCGGGATTTGCCCTTGCGTTCCACTCAAGAACCGGGCGGTACATGGAATGCTTTATGGCCTTCCCGAATGCGCCGGTAGTTATCGAATTCAGGACCAGATAGCGGGTACGTCGTGGTTTGAATCTCGTTACAACCAATTAAGCAGCAAACCAATTATTGTTGCTTTGGATGCCGACCTCATAAACAATGGCGACCCCGCAAAGATGGGCGAATTCTTTAGCGCTATCAGCAGCCAAGAAGACGTGCAAGGCATGATTAAGATGCTTGAGCCGCTGGGAAGCAATCGGCAATCTGTTAGCGATTACAAAAAATACCTAGAAGCAAAATTATATGCGGTTTGTTCGGTTTCAGACCCGAACTTAGAAAATTTAGTAAATAGCGGCATGATGACCAGTCTTGCGTTATTTCAGACCTGGCGTAGAAGCATAGCAAACGCCAAGTCGAAGCAAAATCAGCTTGGAAATATGGGCTTGGTTCCATTCTTTCAGGCAATGTTAGAGGGATTGGCGAATTATCAATGCCTTCCTGAGTTAGCCGACTTCGATGTAGAGTCGGATTTAGTGAGCGTAACCTGGCCGCAATTTTTTGAAAGAACAGACCAGGATAAATTATCCGCATACAACCGAGTCATTAGCCGATTCAAGAATGGATTGATGGCAAAAGAGGATGCGATAAGAGAGTTAGAAAAAATTGATGGTAACCACCCTGAGATTGTCGAAAAGCATGTAGCCAACGCCTTGAAAGAAGCGGTTGGATTGGATGCCGACGCCGGGGGTGACGTCATCGGAAATAATATTGGCGAAATAGCCGATGCCGCTGGCGGTACGGGTTACTAAATAGGAGCTTCCACTACGTATAGAGCGCCGATATATTTGACAGTGGCACCCAGGCCGTAATGTCAACTTCGACGCACTTTATAAGCAATAAACCGTCCGACATTTCTAGCACCTGAAGTGTGCAGCTACGTTTATAGCTCCGACAATCACTAATAAATTTAGGATTTTGCATAAAATCTATTTGCACATTCTTTCCCACGATGTCATCATATGCAGTCATGGCGTCGTTCCTTTCACTATTGCCCTCGTGTAAGTCATATTATACACTATGACCTCTCGAATCAATTAGGTTGCCAGCATTCCGTAATTGCTGAGATTACGAGCTATGTTCAAACCCATGAGCATAGTTTTTTTATTTGGAGTAAATAATCATGTCAGAAGAAGTTGAAATTATTGACGACCAGGCGACTGAGCCGGTCGAAGCACCGTCTGTTACCGAAGATGCAACCAGTGTTGCGAAGAAGAACAGTCAATTTGCCGAAAAGCGATTGAGCGATAAAATTGCGAAATTGCAAGCTGAGAACGACGCTTACAAAGCACGAGAACAGCAACGGGCAAAAGACGAAATGACCGAAATCGAACGGGCGAATACAGAACGTGAGGAATGGAAATCAAAAGCCGAAACTTTGCTCCGCAAGGCCGTCGCTGCTGAATTCCAATTGCCGCCTGTATTAGCCGCAAGATTAGTTGGTTCAGATGAGGAATCGCTTCGGGCAGACGCAACAGAATTAGCCAAATTAGTTACCAAGAAGGCCGTAGGCTCATCTACTAATGCGGCTCGTGATACAACCGGAGGGCAAAGCACTTCGACATATAAATTGTCTGATGCGCAGAAGAATCCCGCTATCACAAACACGCCCGAATTTAGACAAGCTCTAAAAGAAGGCAGAGTTGATTTACTCTCTTAAACAAATTTAATAAATAGCGACACTGAGCGCCGCATTAAATTGCTGGCGCTTTTTTGTTGTCAAAGGAAAACACAAAATGTCTAATACAAATATGATTAGCGCTGATGCGGCTGCTGCTATTCCCGCTCTTTGGGCTACTCGCATCCTCGGCTACTTGCCACAATACTTAACCGTATCTCGTGCAGTCACAAATATCAACGATTACGTTGATTCCGAATTCAAAAGAATTGGCGACACCATTCATTTGCCTTCCGTCGATAGCGTAAGCATCGGTGACAAGTCAGAGAATGAGAACTACACATTCCAAGAACTTGTTCTTGGCGACCAAACTCTTGTATTGAACAAGCATAAATATGCGGCCTTCGGTACAGAGAAAAGAGCGCTCAGCTTAGTAAACCAGGATGTTGTCACTCCTCACTTGCAGGAAGCCGCTCAGAAACTTGCCGAACAGGTAGATAGCGACATCTTTGCTCTTTATTCGAGTATTGCTGTCGGCAACACCGTAACTTCAAGCTCGGTTTTGGCTCGTGCTGACATCATTGCGGCTCGTGAGATTTTGAAAAAGGCCAGGGTCACTCCGAACGAGGAACTCTACGGCGTTATCGACTTCGGTTCCGAAGCAACCTTACTTGCCGATACCAACTTGACACAATGGCTTGCCCTTGGACAGATTGGTAACATTGCCAACGCCAAAATCGGTGGTCCGTCTAGCGTATTCCCATCCTCGATTGGTCGTGCGTATGGTGTTGACCTCGCTGCTTCCGGCTTGGTACCTACTACAACCGTTTCCGGCGTTACCACGGCTCACAACCTCGTCTTCGCCAAGGATGCGATTGTATGGGCTTGCCGACCGATGTACGCTGCTCCTGCCGGTATGGGCGCTTTAACGGCTACTCAAACGGACCCAGCGAGTGGTTTGTCGGTATCCGTTACGATGTTCTACGACGGCAACGCTGGCGCTTTGAAGGTCACTGCTGAAATCCTCTACGGTATCGCCTTCTTGAGACAGAGCCACGCTGTTCTTATCAATTCAACAACCAGCTAGGGCATTTGGCGAGGGCTATTCAGAAATGGATGGCCCTTGCCAATTTCACGAGGTTCAAATATGCAAGAAGAAATAAAACAGCCAATTCCAAAGCCAATTGAAAAGAAGTTCCGTGTCAATCACGCAATCGTAATGATTGCGAATAAAAAATATTGCCAAGGCCAAATTCTTAGCGAATCCGAAATCGGCAATTCGCTCAATTATCTACTCAGTCATAAAGCAATCGAAGTCGTAAAATAATGCCAGACGCCAACAACCTCCCAACCTTAGACGACGTAACCGCCAAACTCGCAACCGTAATCGACACGAGCACATTGACGACCGCACAGACGAACGATATTGGTTCAGTTATTGCGGCTGTTATTGCGGACTTCGAAGCGCCGCCTGGACCGAGAGGCAGCGGCGGGACCGGTAGACGCATTAGCCCGGTCACAATAACCTTTTTGTTCGACGGCAACGACACGAACATTTTGACGGTTCCGAACATTATTTCGCCAACGGTTGACGAAGACGACAACCCGGTCAATCCGGTTACGATTTCGGTGTTCAACACGCCGATTACTGATTTTACGCTCGTGGACAGCAACGACGGCCTGGGCATAACCGAGATTGAGCGAAATACCCAATATTGGTACGGCTCGTTCGGTAACGGCTACTACGGCTGGCCGGTTGGCGAGGGAAATATCAGCATAACGGCAAGCTGGGCGCTTTCTACAAGCAATCCTGCCGACATATACGAAGCAATCCGATGCGAAGCGGCTGCTCGTGTCCTGATAGCATCCCAAGGCGGCGTGGTTGGGCTTGGCAAGCGAATCAAGAGCGAGTCGGTAGAGGTATCTGAATCGACCTCGACAGCATCTTTCAACATGGTTACATCCGCCATTACGACCTGGCGAAAGCAGTTCGTCGATAAGGTCAAGGCATACCGTGACCGTGGGCAAAACCGCACGGCGCTGGGCAGGATGGCGTACTAACTTGCCGATTGACCAGCTCACAAGTCAATATTCTCTGCTCTTTGGCTCCTGTTCAACAGGAATAGCCGCCCTCGAAACGGGGCACTTTTTTATATAGCATCGAAAACGACCCGAAATATTTTTTACTAGGCGCTGAGCGATTAAATGGGCGAATTACAAACAGTCAATAACATACTCTCGCAATTTCGAACGCAATACGGAATGCAAGCGACATATAACGGTCATGTCTACGCTATCACGAACAAAGAAGTACCGCCCGTAAGAGCCGGTAGCTTCCTGCATGGCGACCTTTCCCCATTCGTAGTGAGTTCCGACCCTCGTGTATTTTCTTTCAACTATGCGGACTTTGCGACTTATTCCGATACGCCGCCGATATTCAATTCCGAAATAACTTTTCATGGTTCCGTCTATATCGTCACTCGAATTGAAACCGAACAAGTGAATTCTGCCGACACGCTGGCTTATCGGGCTTATGGTTATTGTATGCTCAATGCGGAGAGTGCAGGAGTTTTCTTGACTGACACGTTTTCTTTTTACACGCCTAAATCAATGGCCGCTCAGACAGACAGCACCACGAAGAACGTCAAGGATATTTCGTACAACACCGAATCGCCCATACAAGCGATGCTCAATCCGATTAGCTCGACAGAGAAGGCTCTTTACTTCGGCCAGTCAGACATAAGAGGTTGCAACGCCTATACGCTAATTAATATCCCTCTTGGCGCTTATCTCGTCAATCAATCGACCGACGAAGCCTGGGAAGTCTACACGCCCTCAGAATCCTATCCTGCTACGGGGCTAAAAATAGCGGTAGTTCGTCATCGTGACGTAAAACCGGCAGGAATCAGCTAATGTCATTCACTTTTCAAATAGCGCCGGTGTTGGTTATGTTTCGGGCATTCATTCTGGCGGATTTAACAGCGCAGAGCCAAGTTCCGAGTTCGTTGCCTTATTTATTCACGGCAGCGCAATATCTATTGTCATTAGAAGAACTGCCGTTGACTTGTATCGAAGTCAAGAATGCCAAATTTGACCGCTACGAAATCAATGCAGTTAAAATTACATTGCCAATTATTATTCATTGCATTGTTCAACGCACAGGCAATGACAACGCAGAACTTAACGCTATCGCTACGCTTTCGCATATAGCCGCAAGCATCGAATCCGACCAGCGGCTTAGCGGCCTTGACAGCGATACCGAGATTGACAAGTGCATAGCTCACGAAATGTTTTTAGGTAATGACTGCCCCGACGAAATTGAAATCCAAGAGTCGGACCAGAACAGCGCTCTATCTTGCGTGTCATTGCCATGCGAAATTTATTGGTACGAAGGAAAATATTAAATGAGAGATTTACGAACCGACTGGACCTGTCCAGAATGTTACCGGCACTATTCGTTTCCTAATTCTGTGAAAGAATTCGATTGTCCGTTTTGTCAATTTACAGAGCCGATGAAAGTGGAAGTAGAGAGTCCGCAACCCCCAATTGTGCAAGAGATACCAGCACATACCGATGTCGCAACAGCCGACGCAATCAGCGAGTAATCGCTAAATCAATAAAAGCGCAATGAACTGAGCCGCCCGAAAGGGCGGCTTTTTTGTTGCCAAAAGGAAAAAACACTATGTCTGCATTTACAAAAACAGTCGTTGGCACAGACGCTACATTGCTTACTGCTGGCGGCGATTACTTAGCTTCGTTTAAGAAATTAACTCTTTCGCTCAAGAAAGTCACCGTCGATATTACCGGCGCAAACGATTTATCGGAAAGCACTCGTGTCGTTCGATTCGGCAAAGGTACCGCATCCGTATCCGGTTTTGTTCGTGGAACTTCTGCCTATGCGACAGCATTTGCGGCTGGCGGCGAAAATTTGACCTTGCTCTTTACAGAAGCTACTGGTGGCGATAAATATTCGCTCACTATCACTCCAATCGGATTCGGTAAGTCCACGGGTGAAGGCGCAACCGAAGACTCACAAGAGTTCGAAGTCACAAGCATACCGCTGTTTGCAACTGGCGACGGCACCCTTACCGCAATGACCCTCTAAACATATGGGGGTGAAATTCCCCCTCCCTTTTTCTCATAGGAATATTTTATGAAAGCAACAAAAGAAGCGATTTTAGCCATTAAAGCGCCGGAACCATTTACACGTGACGTTGAAATTCTTGGAATGACGGTCACTGTCGAAGGCATCAAAAAGTATATTGAGCGCCAAGATTTACAAGCGAAAATTGAAGGCACCAATGACTTAGCCAAGCAGGGACTACTTAAAATCACTGTTGACGACGATACATTCGTTCCTGCTGAGCATGACATCATGGCGGCTGTATGGGCGTCTATTTGCGTTCGTGACCCCGAATTGACGGTTAATGAGTGGCTTGAGTTCGCCCATGCCCCGCAAGGCAGCTTAGCGTTGCAAAATATATTGATGCAGTGTTTTATTTGCAGTCGCTTAGTCGAAGACAAGCCGAATGGGATTGCCGATGCGCTTGACGAAAGCAAAGAGGCGCAAAAGAATGACCCTTTGGCCGTGCCTTCTGCCGACTCTGTTTAACCAAACTTCACAGAATGCCGTCAGAAGTGCTCCGTGACAACCCCGACCTCTCTATTGGCGAATTGATGTATTGCTTTGCGAATATGCAATTAGATGTTGATTCGCAACGTGCGGACCCCGACGAATGAACGTAACTTTTGAAACCAACATAAATCAACTCGTTCGCACGATAAAAGCACGAGCAACGGCTGTTCACAATGCGCTCTATCAAACGCAAAAGGATTGGGCAAAAGCCGTCAAAAAAGAATTGATTACCAATTCTCAAGGCGCAATCCCAAATTCCGAATTGCGTAAGATGAAGCCGGGGCTTTATTCTACCGCTCGTGACGTTATACCAGCCTTCGATGCGCTTATCAACAAGCAGGAAGAAAACTTTGTTGATGGCTGGGATGTGACGACCGACAAATTGCCCGGTGGCACCTGTACGACCTTCACCAATACAGCGCCCTATTCCGGCTATATGGAACGCCCCGGCGAACCAGACGAACCACGCAAGAAAATGCGTAGGCGTCCGATTATTGAGCAGTCGATTGCCGACGCCCCTCCTCTTTACCCATTGCTGAAACACGCAAAGTACATCGTCGAACAAGCAGAAATGTGACAAACTCCCCATGCCTAAAGGCAGGGGCTTCTAGGCGGCTCACGCCGCCAAACTGTAATGTCCTACAGTTATTTGGTTTTTAGCTGCATTTGTATCTGCGTGGTCTGAATTCAAACAATCATAATTGCCAAATTCGTCTTTATGCAAACATAAAAACACTTCTTTTTTTCTATTTTCTGCATCAATGTATCCGCATTTATTACACATTTGCGATGTGTATGCAGGATTATTCGTATGTACTATTCCACCAGCGTTTTCAGCTTTGTAGGTTAGAAAATTACGAAACATTGACCAAGAAACGTCCGCTATTGATTTATTCAATCCTGTCTTGGCGCTTGCGCCATTAGGTAGATATTGTCCAGGATTTTCTGGGTCAGGTTTTGGTTTAGGTCTGCGACTCATGTTATCAACTTGAAGTTCTTCAAGGTAAATTGAACCATATTTGTTTACAATTTTTCTTGTTTCTTGGTGTAGAAAATTATGTCTTCTGTTTTTAATTCTTTCGTGTATATTCGAAACAGTGTGTGCTGCTTTTCTATAAGCCTTTGTTTGATGTTTTTTCTTTTTTAGTTTTTTCTGCGCTTTGGTTAGATTCTTTTCTTCTTCACAGTAGTCCTGGCGGAAGCCGCATCCCCTTGTGGGTGCGGTTAGCCAGGTAATTTATTTTATTTATTTTTTTATTATACCATATATTTTGCAGGTGTCACCATAAGTGATGTATAAATATATATGTATGAAGACAGTATTAAAAGTTAAATTGTTAACAACCAAAGAATCTCATAGTGCGCTTTGGCGCACTATGAAGGATTTTAATTCTGTCTGTAATCAACTTTCTAAACAAGCTTTTGATTCTAAAATCTATAATAAAATTAAAATTCAAGATGCTTTCTATCAAGGGCATCGTGAAACGATGCCGAAATTCTCTTCTCAATTATTGATTAGAGCTATGGATGTAATAGCTCAATCGTATAAAGTAAAGCGTTCTAAAAAACCTAATTCCTTTAGTCAAACATCTGCCGTCGTTTACGACGCAAGATGTTTGACTCTTAAAGATAATTCTGTTTCCATATGGACAAGTAATGGTAGATTGAATATACCAATTCAAGTCTATAATAAAGAATTATTTAAATTAAGAAAAGGACAAGTTGATTTAGTTTGTCAAAATAAACAATTTTATCTTTTAGTTACATTAGAATTACCAGAAACTTCACCCTATGACGCCGAAGGCGTCATAGGAGTAGACCTAGGTGTTAAAAATATAGCTGTTGATTCAACTGGTAAAATATTTTCATCAGATATAATAGAAAACAAGCGTAAGAAATATCATTCTTATCGGCAAAGATTGCAGGAGCGTGGAACACGCTCTGCAAAAAGAAGATTAAAATCTTTTGGTAAAAAAGAATCAAGATTCCGAAAAGATATAAATCATCAAATATCGAAGTATTTAGTTTCTAAAGCTAAGGGCACTCAATCAGCGATAGCTCTGGAAGAGCTATCGCATATAAATGATAGAGTAACGGTACGCAAACAAAATAGAAACGAAAGAATGAGTTGGTCTTTTGCTCAATTAAGACAATTCATTACTTATAAATGTCAACTATTAGGAGTGACACTCCTAATAGTTGACCCTGCATATACCTCAAGAACGTGTAATATATGTGGTTTTTGTTCTAAAGAAAACAGAAAAAACCAAGCAATATTCCATTGCGTGTCTTGCGGACACGTTGATAATGCAGATTATAATGCTTCAAAAAATATACAAAAATTAGGTTTAGCTTTGCTAAATACTAATAGGGTAGCAGTCAATCTACCTATTGCTCTCGCCGCCTAGCGGCGATTGTAGCAAGCCCCACCCCTCGTGGGTGGGGTTGTTGACGAAAGAATATTGGATTTTCAATAAAATCACCATTTGAAAAAGCTACAAATTTTATAATCCCAACATCAATACCTAATTCTTCTTCAGAAAATTGATTAGGTGACGGAATAGGTTGTTCAACTGTGAATGATACATACCATTTAGCATAATGGTATTTCCCTTTTTTGGTAATAGTACAAGTTTTGATTTGTCCAATTATTGGACGGTGTACACGAATAGCAATATCACCTATTTTTGAAAGATGTAGTTTGCCTTTAATAATATCAAAACCACTACCTGGATAAGTGATTGATTTGTATTGATTCTTTCCTTTGTGTCTAGGATAGCCAGGAGTATCACCTTCCTTGACTCTTCTGAAGAAGGCTTGAAAAGCCAACTCTACTCTCTTGACTACATTTTGCAGAACTTGAGAATGTATTCCTGAAAGTTCTTCGTGGTCAGGCTTCCAAGATGGAAGATAATTTTGTTGAATATTATATGATACAGATTTCTGATTGACTTCATATTCATATTTTCGATTATTCAACATACTATTATAAACTTGACGACAAGTTTCAAATGTATCTTCAAGAGCCTTGATTTCTGGCTTGTTTGGATACAATCTGTATTTGTAAGCAAGTTGTATAGTAGAGTTAGACATTATATATATTATAGTGCTATTTTTTGCTTTTTGTCAGCAACCTTCGGTTGCACTAAGGTATCGGGCTGTATCCCCATAGCTAAAGCAAGGGGAATTAGCCCGATGAAACTTTGTTAAATTTTTCGAATCACGCACTCAGAAATAAGAAATAAATGGCAGTAGACCTATTAACAACGAAAGCAACGCTTGACGATTCGGAATATATTGCGGCTTTAGGCCGAATGGCGGAAGCGACAAAGGCTTTTGCGAATGAGTTCAAAGGAATCACGGGCGGGAATCTGCGGGTCACTATCCAACAAGGACAGGAAGCTCTTACTCTCGCCAAGCAAGCCACCGAAGAAGCTCGTAAGCAAGCGGCGTTAGCCCAAGAAGCCCGTACAATCGCCGCCCAGGGCAACGATGCGAACCTCACGGCATCCAAGCTCATTACGGAACAAACCCTTGCACAGCGCAACCTGGCAATGGAAGCCCGGACTCTTGCGGCTCAGACCAACGACGCCAACAAAGCGGCGGCGGCAATTGTCACTGAGCAGCAAGCCACACAGACCGAAGCAGCCAAAACCCTTCGCCAAGTGTCCGGTATGACTAATGACGCCCAGATAGCGGCTGGCAAGGTCAATCTCGACAATCAGCGCCTATCTACCGAACAAGTCCGAACGCAGAATGCTTTGCTCAGACAGCAAGCGATTATTAATGCAGCCAATCGACCGAAGCCTTTTCCTATGTTTGCGGCTCGACATACCGCAGACATGATGATGATGACAGGCGGCGCTGGCGTTCTTGGCGTTGGCGTTCTTGGCGTTGCAGCGGCAAATTTTCAAGGAAAAGCCGCTGTCACCATGTCGAACATGGCTATGCCGGATGGGTCTGGCGGTTCACGACCTCTTACCGCAGCGGAACGAGCGGATGTAAGCCAAAAAGCCCTCGACTATAGCGTTCAAAATGGCGGCGACCCGAACGAAGTCATCAAAGCCTATTTCCGTGCGTCGAACTTCGGATTTGTCGGTAAGGATGCCGACCAAATTGTGAAGGCGGGAAGTGATTCCGCCCTTGGTTTAGGCGGCGACCCATCTGAAAATGTTGAGATGCTATCGAAGCTCCTGCATGTTTATAATTTGCAAGCATCCGACAGCAAAAATCTCATGGAAATGATTCACGTTGACGCCATGAGAGCCAATACCGACATGCAGGGCTTGGTTCAGCAACTAGGACCGGTTCTTGGTATCGCTTCAACTGAGAATGTTTCCGCAAAAGACGTAAGCGCTTATTTCACAGCTTTAACTCAGCATGGTTTTACTATTGAACAGGCCGGTCAAAACACTTCCGCAGTAATTCAAAAAATTGTCGCACCAACAACGCAACAAAGAAAAGCGTTGGCGAATGCAGATGATTTATTACGTAGTGCTGGCAGCGATATTAGCTTAGAAGCCGACTTTAGCAAGAAGGGCATAAGCGAAAAAGGCTTATCGGGCATTATTGCCGATTTGCGTGAAGCTCAACAAATTGTCGGTCCAAATAATCTTTCGATGCTAAATATCATCAACGCCAAGCGTGGTGGCTTTGGATTAGAAGCAGCGACATCCGACACGGGCTTTGCTGACTTTCAAAAAGCATTAGCGGCTCAGGACCAGGCACTTGGCAGCAAAACAAATTATATCAATCAAGCTCTTGATATTATAAAACAGCAATTTCCGAACGCAATACAAAGACTCGGCAACGCATTTATAAAACTTGGTTCCGACGTTGCGCCTACTATAACCGTAATTATAAACAGTCTGGATTGGATAGTTAAAGAACTTGGCTACATCCCCAAACCGATACAGGACTTTGGGATTGCCGTTCTTGGAATCGGCGGCGCTTTCGTATTCTTGGGCGGCGTTATGATTAAAACCGTAGTATTTTTCAAGGAACTCAAGGAAACCTGGGCGGCATTACAAGGCATTCGAATTGTTGCAACGTTGACGAATGTTGGAACAGCCGCTGGCGCTTCGGTTAGCGGCGTCATGGCCTTACAGGTCGGACTAACAAGCCTGGGCGTCACCGGCACGATGGCGCTAGGACCGTTGATTGCGGCTCTTGCGGCAATTGGTGTGCTGGCCTATGGTGCTAACGCTGCTACAAATTGGGCGCTCGACCACTTTCACCTTCTCGAAAACAACCCTGATGACCCTGGCGGCATAAACAACACGGACCCCGCTGGCGATGCACGGAGAGCCGCCCACCAAAGAAAAATCCATGCGGCTTTCGTTAAGGCGCATCCTCACCTTTACGACGGCAGCAGAGGCAAAGTAACCCCACCTCCGGGCGCTCCCGGCGCTAATACGGACATTACAAGCGGCTCTGAGGGCGGCACGACTACCCAGGCGATTGCGGCAAGCGACTATGACGAAATGGGCTTCAAAGTCGCTCAGATGGGCTTTAACCGCAACCACGACACCAACAGCTTAGCGGCCATGAACAGCGCCAATGCTAAGTTCCAAAACAACGCCCAACAAGAACTAGACCACTTACAGCGCCATGCCGACGCAATCAAGAACGATGAGGCTCAAGGCAGCGAATGGCTCGACACCATGAACAAGGTGTTTGCCCTCCGTGAAAAGATGCAGCAGCTTAACGATGAAGCCGAAGACGCCAACCTGCATAAAAACTTCAACCAGATAAGCGGATATGAAGCCGACACCGACAAGGCCGAAACACTATTTAATATCGCTCGAAAAGGTTATCAGCACAAGCACGACCTCAAAGACTTGGATAGCGAAGGCATTTTTGGTAAACAAGCTCTTACGTCAATTGATAAGGAAATCGACGCTCTAACCAAACAAGCAAACGCTATCGAGAACGTCAAGAACAAATCAAAAGAATGGCTTGACCTGCAAAAGCAGATTGATGGCTTAATGGATAAGAGAGCCGGAATCGCAGAAGATTTACGACAGGCGAAAATTAATGCGGTTGTTGACAGCGTTCTTGGCGGTCCTAATTCTCCAGGCAACGAAGAATTAGCCAAGATGGGAATTACGCCGATGTCATTATCTAAAGCGGATGTTGGCGCTCATTCGATGGGAAAGAAAATCAACGATTGGAAAAACGGCGCTCTATCGGCAAAGCTAGACTTCACGAATAATATTTCAATCAACCTGGACGGAAATGTCATTCAACAAATCGCACAGAAGGCCGCTCAGTTAATCACAGGCGAATTATTACCGGCGTTAGAAGGTTCGACTCGCCACTAAATTTATTATCGACTCGTCCCTACCCAAAAACGGGATGGCTTTTTTTGTATCTGGAATTTTTCAAATGTTAGTCATTGATATGGATATTAGCGGGTCACTTGTGACTTCGCCGGGTTTTTCTTTGAGTGTTGCCGTGAGCCAATTAAATTTGACAGCAAGCGGAACGACTAACAGCGGCATCATTCGAACGGTTGACGGCTCTACGTTAATCATACAGCCATATCAATACCAAGATAGCTGGGCAACGCAGCCTAAATTCAAACTAACCGATTTCAATACCGACACGACCAAATGGGAACAACATAGCGTTCGTGGTGCAACTGACTATGCGCTTCATTCTCTCGGAACGGTTGGCGCTCCGGTTATCAGCAAGTATATATTTCCACGCAACACTGGATTCTTTGTCGAAACCTGGTTCTACACCAAACCAAAGACAAGCGCCTATCAACTGTTCGATATGTCGTTCGGTAAGTATTTTTCGTTGTTTCTACATAGTAACGGAACTTGTGAATTATACGATACGAGAAATACGGCTACATTGACAGGGGCAGGACAACCAAACGCCCCGATTGCAACTGGCTCTATTTCATCGTCTCAGGACATAACGGGCAAAGACGTTCAAATTACCATCCTGCCTTATCGGTCGAAGTACATTATTATTTCGTCGAACCTGGGCGGGTATTTCATTGCGAACGTTGGCGGGACTCTTGATACCACTTCGGCGGATAAACCTGCTGGCGGAACAGCATTGTCGGTCATTACAGAAGCGGCAGGAGTGAGTTTTTATAATTCATCAACGCCAATCAATGCGCTCTTTAATTTCTCGCCATTGATGTATCCGGGCAGCGCTTCCCTTACCACTCCAAATTTCCCACTCAAATACCCATTAACCGCCCAGCCAACGTTAGAGGCAAATGCGGATAAATCATTCGGCACCAACTGTACTCTCTCGCCAACCGTGACTTACAACACGTCATTAGCTCCGCAAAACAATTTTGGCTATTCCATAACATTGACGAGCGCAGCCGGTTCGACGGGTGTTGGCGGAATTGGCGGCGGGAATGCGGCGATATTTGGCAACCTCTACACGGCTCAGGACTTCATCAACTACGTTCACTGCGAACGAGCACTCGGTACACGCCAATACACGACCAACACGATTCTGAATCCGATAAGTGCTTCGATGACGCTGAATGCCGACCGCAGCCAGAAGACATTCAAGTTCACATTGGACAATCCCGCCGATGAATGGACAGCCCTCAAAGACATGCAAAATCGCAAACTACGGGCTTACTACGATTTGCCAAGCAATCACGGCGGAACGAGCGAAGACGACCTTAACGACCCGGATTATGCCCTTCTGACGGACAATGGCGGACCCTATACAATATTCGTCGGCTTTTCGGACATCCCCGACTTCATAGACGGTTCAGCAAGCCGTGTGACGGTCAACGCCGTTTCGATGCGCAAGAAGCTGGCTCACTTCCTCTTGAGTTCGTCGAAGTCGTGGGATGGCGCTTCGCACTGTCAGGTTATCACCGACCTTTTGAAGCTGGCCGGGTACGTGAGCGAGGATGACGTAGACGGCTTTGTGATTACCGAAGCCGATGTTGAGATTGTCATTCCAATTTGGGATGATACGCCGCTTCCTTCCGCCGACTCAGGCACCGAACCGCTCTATCGGCCAGCAGACGGCATGAGCGCCCTCGACTTCATAGAAAACGAAGTCCTTACCTACACCGGGTGGATATTAGATGACATCGGCGGCGTTTGGTATTACGCAACTCGTGATTGGTTCATAAGCAATTCGATTGGCGGATATGGCGTTCCGTTTATTTCTGCCACTTCGCTTATGAATGAACAAGGCGTATCAGAGCAAACCACTCCAAACGCAGATATTTCTTATGTCGCCATGCTTGCTGACCCGGCCCCTCGGCAAATTATGTTGAATGAAACAATCGCCAACGACATTACGGTGATTGGTTCTGACAGCGAGGGCAACCCAATTGTATCTCATTATTCCGACGAAGCCAGCGTGAGCGATAAGACAGCATTAAATTACCTGGGCGATAGATTTTATTATATTCTCATTTCCGCTTCGATAGCAGACCAGGCAACAGCAAATACCGTTTGTGCAATCTTGGCAAATAATATTACTCAGGCAAAACGAAACATCGAATTCACATTACCGGACCTTCGCCCCGAATTATATTTATGGGCGGCTATTGACGCAGACGGATATGGTACCTGCCTTGTGCAGTCTATTGATGTTGACTTATCAATGGACAGATGCCGTAAAACTCGCTATGTTGCTGAATTAGTTGCGGCCTAAGAAGTGAACCTACGTCACCTACCTTGGGGCAAGCCCCAAGGCTTGTACCTAGCTTGCAGAGCAAGCTGATACAATAGGCTGGTTGACAGCAGCCCAATATTTTATATTCTTTGCGGCATTTATATCTGCATTTTCGGTGTGTCCACAGGACACACATTTAAATTCAGATTGAGATTTTCTATTATTTGAATCAATACAACCACAAACATTACATCTTTTAGATGTATCTCTCGGATTGACTAAAACAATAGGAATGCCTTTTAGAATAGATTTGTAATTAATAAAATTACGAAGCTGGAAGAAAGACCAAGAAGCTCTTGAATTTCTTTGTTCTTTCCTAACTCTTGTCTTATCAAAGAATTGAACTAGATTTTCTAATGCTATTCCTTGTGAAGTGTGTTCAGCTTTTTCGACTATTTGTTTAGAAATATAATGGTTAACATCTTTTCTAAATCTTGCTTCTTTGTTAGACATCTTTTTAAGATGTCGCTTGGAAGATTTTGTATTTACTTTTTGGAGTCTTTGTCTTTGGAGATTATATTTTAATCGCTTTCTTTCGATTATATCTCCAGAATAATAGTCTCCATCGGAATCGGTAGATATTTTGACTATACCTAAATCTATACCTAAATAATCCTTAATATCTTTTGGCTTAGATGTTGGAACATCAATGGTTTGTACAATATAGAATTTTTTATTAATGTAAATTAAATCGGCTTCGCCTTTGAAAAAAGGAATTTTAGAATTATCATAAATGTGACCAAAAACTTTTAATCTTCCTGTCTCTAAGGTTTTAATTGAAATTATATTGTTCTTACCATAAGATAATAAATGATAATCATAAGTAACAGCAGAATATTTTTTGAATTTACATAAAGATAGTTCTCGTTTTTCTTTATGAGATTTAGTTAATTCTGTTTTATATGCATCTGCTACTTTAGCTAAAGCATAAATTGTAAATTGAGCAGGTAAATTATATATCTTTCTTACATCTTTGTAACAAAGATGATGAAGTGAAAAATTATTGAAAACTTTCTTTTCAAAAGCAATTTGGCTTATATAATTACAAGCATTATTATAAGCAACCATTAATTCTTTTAATTGTTTTTGCTCTTGTTCATTAGTATTTAGTTTAATTTTAAAAGAAAGTTTTGTCATATATTACATTATACAATATATAATATATGTTGACCTGTATAATTGAATAATTTAAAAATAAATTTTTAAGAAAGGCGTGGCATTCCTCCCAAGGGCAAGCCCCGAGGTTTCCTTGCTATAATCCAATGACAATATTTAATCCTTCCGACCTCTCACGAATTGTTTCCGGTATTGACAAAAACAATCCAAGAATTCGCAATACAAAAGTCAATATGATTACCACACGTGAGCTTAATCCAAAGTGGGCGATAGGAACAATTCTTTCTTCGCTCAACACATCAACTGTTGTCAATCTCAACAATGGCACAAATAAAATTGCGTTGGCGGATATTGATGGCTTCGGCGCTGACGGTCCTATAGCAAGTTAATTATGCCAACACCAATACCAAGTAGCTTATCCGAATTTGACACTGAGTACGGATACACATATTCGAGCACGAGCACGTTCAATACGAATTCGGGTCACTTTCAAATCGACCCTAGCGCAGCACCAGAACCTAACTTCGTTTGGACTTTTGGCGATTTTAATCCCGCCTCGTTAGATATTTACGACAGCTATGCGCCAAGCGCTCTTTGTGCAATTTATCCGGTATCCACTTATATCGCCGGAACGTTCGGCGGAACATTTGCGGGTAGGCCGGTCAATTTTTCGCCTTCGGGTGTTGTAACAATTTATTCATCAATGCGGCAGTATGCAATGCCGACGAGTGACACGACAACATTTTCAGGCGTTAATATTACGCCTGAGTTCTTTACTGAAAGCCGCCCAATTTATTATTCAGAAGGTGGAACGGAAGAAGTCGTTTATCAGACATTCACCGATGTTCCCGACAGTTCGCTTATTGACTGGTCGTATTGTCTCTGTTCGGTCGGCACCATTCCACCAATTAGCGGCGATGGTTACGTTTCGTCTTGTGCCGATTTCTTATCGGGCATGACGATTAAGAGCGTTTACACGAATGTCTTTAATACCGCCGATGGCAAAATATACGTTATAAACACGCCCTACAGCCCCGTGGCGGGTGAATATGAGTATTGGGCATACTATGGCGCTTACGGCGTATACGGCCCCTACAATATCACCTATCCGTTCTGGGATGGCACCTATGTAGCAACAACGACTCCTGCGGGTCTGCTTCTTAATGGCACCATGACAGCGAACGCAACTTGCTCATTGAATCACCATCGAACCGTAACCGTTGCCGACTTTCAGCTTGTCGAAAATTGGAACTGCGAGTTTGTAAGCGCCAATGTTACGTTGACGGACGCCTTGGGCAATTCGGCGTCGTTTTCCTCCGGTGGTACGTCTTCGGTATCGTGCCCAAACCCCAATATCGCTGGCGTCGATTTGTCCGTTAGCAGCTATGAAATTAACGGAACGCCATGTTCGACGGCAACGACCCTACAAAACATAGCCGGTACGACGGATTGGTTCACGGTCGCCATGCCGGTAAGCGTTGCTTCGACGAACACAACCTGGTCTGTGAGTAACAACCCGGACATTACCTATTCAAGTACAGAAGGCCCGTATGTACGACCGGGCGGCTCTCGTAGCAATTCTAACGACGTTTATTATCCGCTTGGCTGGAGCGGCAACCTGCAAACGCTTACTCAGTTTGAGAGCGGCGCATATAATTTTGGCGTCGGCTCTATCACAATTACCGAATCCGCCCCGCCCGACCTGAGCAGCTATGACATAACCGTTACGTCCAGTTCGACCGACAGCGGCGGCAAGGCGGCGACAACGACCGCAACGCTTGTAGGGATGGCCGGGTGGCGCTACCTCAACATTGACGTGACCGCAACCACAACCGCAACGACTACCCCTCGCATCTACCTGGGCATCCTGTCGAGCAGCACTTATGGTGAGAGCTTTTCGGCGGCGGCAACATTGGCGCTGGCGCAAATTGTCGCCAACAACACGTCGCCCAGTGGTTGGTTTTGGAACATCCCGTATGACTTTGCGACCGGGGGTACACAGAGCATCGTCATTGACCTGGCTCATGGGCTGTTCAACGAGGGCCGACCGGGCGAGTTCCTTTCACCCTATGAGACGACCGGCGTTGGTCTGAATTTTATACAACATACCGTCAACACGAACTACACGACCTGGCTCACCAACTGCGGACTTGTACTGGCAGTCGATAGCCCGAACTCTA